TTTTGACGCCGTCGAGGACCATATGGCTCGTCTGGCCCTTGCGTCAAAATCCCGTGGCGAGGCTATCCCGTCGCTGGATGAACTTTATGAGCAAGCCGTGTGGGCAAACCCCTCCACGCGCCAGATTGCTTTGGCAGCACAAACCGCAGCCCAAGAGGCCCAGCGGCAAGCCGAGGCGAACAAGGCAGCATCGGAGGCCAGGGCCAGAGCGGAGAAGGCGAGGCGCGCATCTAGTTCCGTCACCGGGTCCCCAGGACTTGGCCAGACGCCAACGGGTGGAACCGCGAAAGCGGGCGGCGGCTCACTGCGCGATGATCTGATGGCGGCGTTTGAAGACGCTGCTTCCCCATAACCCTGAGCGTGCGCTGGCATAGCGCCGTCGGAGTAAACCATGGCCCTACCGAACACCAATTGGCCGGAAATCACGACTACGACCTTGTTCAACCGGTCGCGTAAGCTCGCTGATTCCGTCACGAAGAACAACGCCCTCCTGCGTCGCCTGTCGCAAAAGAACAAGGTCAAGCCCGTCGATGGTGGGCAGGCCATCATTCAGGAAATCGAATACAGCGAGAATGGCACTTACAAGCGCTATTCCGGGTATGACGTGCTGAATATCAGCCCGTCTGACGTGTTCACCTCGGCTCAGTTCCCGTGGGCGCAGGCGGCGGTTGCCGTTTCCATCTCGGGTCTGGAAATGCTCCAGAACTCCGGCCGGGAGAAGATGATCGACTTGCTGGAAAGCCGTATCGGCAACGCCGAGCGGACATTTCAGAACAACCTGTCGAACGACGCCTATTCCAACGGCACGGCTGACGGTGGCAAGCAGATTGGCGGGTTGCAGTTGTTGGTTTCGGCCATTAACAACAGCGGCACCATCGGCGGCATTGACAGTTCGGTCTGGGGTTTCTGGCAGAACTCGGCTTTGTCGTTCGCGGCCAACTCCCTGACGCCCGGCACCGCGACCATCCAGACCATGATGAACCGGCTTTATCTGACCATCGCGCGTCAGGCGGATCGCCCGGACCTGTTCATCGCGGACAACGTGTATTTCCGGTATTACTGGGAAAGCCTCCAGGCCATCCAGCGTATCGGCAGCGACAACACCGCCATGGCCGGGTTCCAGTCGCTTAAATTCATGGACGCCGATGTCGTCTATGACGGCGGCTTCCAGGGCACGACCAGCAGCAACGTGAGCGTTCTCGGCACGGGTGGTTCTTACCTGTCTGGTTCCGGCGCCCCGGCGTCCACGATGTATGCGTTGAACACGGAATACATCTTCCTGCGCCCGCATGCGAACCGCAACATGGTTCCGCTCGACCCTGACCGGTTCAGCGTCAACCAGGACGCGATGGTCAAGCTGATCGGATGGGCGGGTAACCTCGCCATGTCCAATCGGTTCCTGCAAGGCGTGTTGTCGGCGTAATCCGGCGAAAGAAAGGAAAACCCGACAATGGCCTACACTCCTATTGAAAGCCGCCTGGGCGTTCAGCCGATTGCGTTCGGCAACGTGGGCAATACCCTGTTTCAGAGCGGTCAGTCGCCGTTCTTGAATAAGGAGCATCCTCTCGGCACTATCATCCGGGCTTATGATCCGGTGTATGGCGAAGGGGAATTCATTTATCTCCAGATGGTTGGCGGGCAGTCCCCGGGCCATCTCGTCACCTGGGGCGGCTATGGCGCCGTCGTTGGTGATGGTGCGACGCTGGAAGCGCAGTATCAGGCGGCTCTGACAACCAATACGGCAGGCCAGTCGCGCCCGGTGGGTGTGGCGATGGCGGGCTATCCGACCGCTGTGGGTGGGCTTCAGCCGACCGCTGCTTTCGGTTGGTATCAGATCGCTGGCAATGCGGTGGTGTTCACAAACGGCACCGCGACCGGCGCTCCGACGCGCATCTATCAGTCCGCGACGGCCGGTCTCGTCACCAGCACGCAGGCGAACGGGTTGCAGATCGTCAACTCGCAGCTTGTCCAGGCTGTCGGCACGCCGGCCAACGTCAACGTCGCCTCGGCTGTCGTTGCGGCGGGTGGCACCGGCTATGTCACTGGCCAGATCGTCAATGTGAGCGGTGGCACCGGTATCATCGGTCAGGCGCAGCTTACGGTGACTGCCTCGGCTGGCGTCATCACCGGCTTGGCTGTGTATGAGGCGGGTTTCTACACCACGCTTCCGACCAGTCCGGTCACGCTCTCGGGCGGCACTGCGACGGCTGGTCTTAACGGCACTGCGACCCTCACGTCTCAGGCTCCGTTTGCCATCGCGGCAATTCAGCGTCCGTTCCTGCAAGGTCAGGTCGTCTAAGGAGGTATGCCATGACGTTCCCGAACAAAGAGAATCTTTGTCACGTCGGAATGCCGTGGGCGCTCGCAAACGAACTCGAAAACCAGGTTTTCAGTCCGAACGCGACCTCCACCTTCGGCGGTTCCAATCCGATCACGGCGAACGGTGTTTTCTACGAAGAAGGAAACATCTATCGCGCGACGGGCAATCCGTTCTCGGCCAACGCGGCCGACACCACGGACGATATCTTGGGCGGCATTGTCATCCCGGCGGGGGCGTTCGATGTCTCCAGCCGTGGGTTGATTATCAGCGCTCAGGGTAAGTTCGGCGCGACGGCCAACAACAAGCGGTTCCGAATTTGGGTTAACCCCACGATGTCGGGCCAGACCGTAACCAATGGCATTATCTCGGGTGGCACCGTGACGGGTGCCGGTTCCGGCGTGTTGCTGCTTGATAGCGGCACGCAGACGGGCAACGCGGTTGGCTGGGGCGCTTACACCAACTACGCCAAGATCGGCGCGGCTGGATCAAACACGCAGTATTCGCAATCTCAGTTCATCACCGGGACAACTCACGGTGGCATCACGGTGCCGCTATTCCCGACGCAAACTGAAAGCGCGGTTATGAACTTCGTGATCACGGGCGCATCGCAAACGACCGGCGCGGCGGCTGACGTTATCCTTAACTTCTTCGTCGTCACCGGCACCAACTAACCAAAGGAGTATCTATGTCGGGCGCACTTGGACAAGGAAGCTACACCCGGACAGAGGGGGCACCTCGAACGGGCAGGGACGCGACTTTCCCTCGGTTTCACATGCATCCACGGCAGGACGATCTTGCCACGGCTGCCCAAGGGCGCCCGATTTTCGTCAATGAGGAGCGGGTTCAGATCATCCAGCCCGGCAATCCCAACCAGCCGGTTATGCTGGTCAATGACGAACACCGCCAGCGTTGGCCGGATCAGTATGCCGCTTTCCGGCGTGGCGAAGATCACGTTGCGAACGGCACGCCGCTTGAACAGTGGCCGGTTCTGAGCCGGGCGCAGGTGCTGGAAATGAAGGCCATCGACCTGCATACGGTTGAACAGTGCGCGGGCCTGACGGACCTTGCCATTCAGCGGATTGGCATGGGCGGTTTGCGTATTCGTGAACTAGCCAAGGCGTATTTGGATGAAGCCGAACAGATGGCAGTGACGACGGAGGCGATCGCCCGCGCGGAACGTGCCGAAGCTCGGATTGGCGATATGGAACGCCAGACCAGCGAAATGCGAACCATGATGGATCAGATGCACGGCGAGCTTATGGCGTTGCGCAACAGCCATCACCCGATTGCGACATATGTGCCGGGGATGCACGACCCGATGCAGTCGCAGAGTGGCGTGGCTCCGGTGGCGCCGATTGCGGCTTCGTCTCTGGATGGTTTGGCCGCACCGCGTCGCGGTCGCCCGCCCGGCTCGCGCACTTCCGCGTTGGCTGAGGCTGTGTCCGCTTAACTTTAAGGATCGTCGCGAATGGCAATGCGTCCTCTCTTTACCAGTCCGACGATCCAGCAGTCTCCGCAATCGGCGCAGGCTATGCCGTCGGGCAGTTCTCTGGCGGCGGCTCTGGCGGGGCGCTCCCCTCAGATGCCAACAACCCCGTCCCCTTACGGGGGGCTTGCCGCCGGGCTTGGTGACATCAGCAAACTGATGATGGCCGATTACGTCAAGAAGCAAGACCTATCGCAACAGTGGCCCCCGAAGGACGCTAACCCGCTTGGCGGTGCCGGTTCTGACCCGCAAGCGCTGCTCGCGGCGCCCGCGTCGTCTACCATCAACGCGCAATGGTCGCAAAGCACTCCCGGCCCGATGTCGGCTGTGTCGGATTGGGTGCAACGCCAGATGCCGCAAGCGCCTGGTACGTTCAGGGTTGATAACCCAAACGGGATGCCAGAGTTGCCAGGGCAGGGCGGCGGGGCGTCATTGCCTCCAATGCCCGGGCCGTCCGGTGCGGCGCCAGTCCAAGGCGCTATGGGCACGCAAACGACCGGCGGAAGCGGCCAAGCGCCCGTAACCACGTTCCTGGACCCGCAATCTCAGGGCGGGATGCAAGGGGCGCCCGGGCAGGGCGGCGGGGCCATGGATCAAATCATGCAATGGCTGCAAAATTCGCGGAAAGACGGCAATCCGCCGGGCGTTCCGGGGACTGTCGGGGGCACCTATGGGATGCCGTTGCAACCGCCCACTGGCCCCGGATATTAGCACGATCCAGCCGGAGTAAGTGCTATGTCGCTCCTGACCATATGCCAGTCCGCTTGCCAGACGGCGCCCATATCGGTGCCGTCTTTCATTATCGGAAACTCTGACCAGACGGCGGTATTGCTGCTTGGTTTGGCCTCGGATGCTTGCGAGAGCTTAGCGCGCCGCCCTCAAAATGGGTGGGTGTCTATGATCCGGGAGTATGACTTTTCCACGGCTGCCGTGCTGCCTCAGTCTGGCACCATCGCCAATGTTGGCGGGTTCGGTGTCATCTCGGGTTTGACCGGCATTAGCGCCATCACGACGGGTATTTGGCAAGCCAGCGGCACGGGCGTTCCTCTCAATGCCATTGTGACGGCTGTCACATCTACCACGGTGACGATCAATCAGGCAGCGACGCAGACGGGCGCCGGGACGTTCCAATTCGGGCAATCCGATTATCCGTTGCCCGCTGATTTTACGTCTGTGGTGGATGGCACGCTTTGGGATCGGTCGCGCTATTGGGAAATGCGGGGGCCGTTGTCGCCGCAGCAGTGGCAGCTTTACAAATCCAGCCCGGTTGGCCGCGCTTCGATCCAGCGCCGGTATCGGTTTCGCACAATCCGCAACGCGGCGGGCAATTCCCCGGGTTTGTATATCAGCATTGACCCTGTGCCGTATGACAACGGCGGTCAGCTTGTCATGGAGTATCAGTCAAACGCATGGTGCGAGAGCCTGACTGGCACGCCGCAATCGTCTTGGATGCTGGATACGGACGTTTGCTTGCTCGATGAATACATTATCAAGCTGGCGGTCAAGTGGCGGTTGCTGCGCCGTATGGGATTGTCCTATAGCGAAGAACTGAGCGAATTTGAACAGTTGGCAGATCAGGCCATGGCAGCCGATGGCGGTATGCCGACACTCAATATCGCGCAAAGCCGGGTGAATCCGCTCATTACGTCTTGGAGCGTGCCCGATAGCGGGTATGGCCACTGATGGCGAAGTTTCTGACTAAGGATCAGCGCATATCAGCGGGGCAAATGCCGATATCGGCCGCGCTTTCGGTTCCGGCTCCGACGAAGGGTTGGAACGCGCGGGATGAACTCGACGCGATGGACCCTCTCGACGCGGTGCAGCTTGATAATTGGCTCCCGGACGCTGGCGGTTTGTTCGTTCGCGGCGGTTCGTCGTCCTATGCCACAGGCATGGGGTCAAACCCGGTGGAAACTCTGGCAGCTTACAACTCTGGCGGGACGGTCAAATTCATCGCCGCGTCTGGCGGCTCGATCTATGATGTGTCGAATATCGGGGCGGTTGGCGCCGCGCTTGCCAGTGGTCTGACCAATAATCGCTGGCAAACGGTGTCTTTCCTTGGCCGCGTGTTTCTCGTCAACGGCGTGGATCACGGCAAGGTCTATAACGGGTCTACGATTGCCAACGACACATGGACCGGCGTAGCGACAAGCACGCTGGTAGGGGTTTGGCAGTTCCAACAGCGGCTATTTTTCTGGGCCAACAACTCGACCGGGTTTTGGTATGCGCCGCTCAATTCGATCACGGGGGCGCTGTCATTCTATGACCTTTCTCCATTTTGCCCGCGTGGTGGCAACTTAACGGCGATGACTTCCGTCTCATACGATGGCGGGAACGGCGTGCTGGATTACGCCGTGTTTATCATGTCCTCCGGTGACATGCTGGTGTTCCAGGGGAATGACCCGTCGCTGGCGTCCAGCTGGTCCATGGTTGGGCAATACCGGATGTCACCACCGGTCTCGCCGCGCGCCGTCGCTGATTATGGCGGGGATAGCTTCATCACGACATATGACGACCATTGCACCATTCAGCAGATGTTCACGTCGTTGCGGGCTGGCCAGTTGCCGCCTCGGTCCAAAGTATCTAAGGCTGTGCAAGCGGCGGTGACGGCTAACAAGTCGGCGTTCGGCTGGCAGGCGATCTATTATCCGCGCGGCCGGGTGCTGATATTCAATATCCCGAATATCGACGGGACCTTTTCGCAGCATGTCTGCAATACCGGGCTGCCAGCCCAGCCGTGGTGCCGGTATATCGGGCTGAATGCCTCGTGCTGGGCACTCTACAACGATCTCCTGTATTTCGGTGGCCCCAACGGCACGGTTTACCTTGCGGATACTGGCAATATGGACAGCGGCAGCCCGATTGTCGCGACGGCTCAGCAATCTTGGAACAAGTTTGGCACCGCGCTACGGAAGCGTGTCACTGGCGCGCGGCCGGTTGTTCAATCGTTGGGCGGTATTTCTTATTCGTTCGCGTTTGGGTTTGATTATTCGGCGCTCAATATCCTGACGCCCGGGCTGACGCCTTCCACTGGCACGCCATGGGATACGTCGCCGTGGGATACGTCGAAATGGTCCAGCGATGCGACGGTTGATACGACGTGGCACACGGGCGGCGGCACGGGGGCGGCAGTCAGCTTCGGGATCAAGGTGAACGCTACTCAGTTGATCGCGTGGTATCGCACGGATGTCAGGACGGAAGGCGGTAACGCCCTATGATAATTTACAACCACGATGCGGCAATTGCTCATTGGGTAGGGCAGCGGCTTGGGGTTTCTGACTTCGGCCCATGCAAGGCGATAGGTGTTTTCCGCAAGGGCGAGATTGTGGCGGGGTGCGTGTTCAGTCAGTTCCGCCCGCCGAATATCGAGATCAGCTTTGCGACAACGACGCCAAAATGGGCAACGAAACAGGTCATCCGGGATATTTTGCGGTATCCATTCTTGCAGTTAGGTTGTAAGAGGGTAAGCTGTATTACCGAGGCTACGAACCAGCACGCCCGTGCATTCCTCTGCCGCCTTGGCTTCCATGAAGAAGGCGTCCACCCGGATGCGCTAGAGACCGGGGACGCTATCACGTTTGGGTTGCTCCGCAGGGACGCCGCCCGATGGTTGGCAGAGGGTTCGTAGTGGGTAAATCAGCGCCATCAATGCCAGCGGTCCCGTCGGCATCGCAAACAGCCGCTGCTCAAGGGCAGGCGAACACGAGTTCCGCCGCCTCTCAGGCGGTGATGAACTTTGTCAACCAGAACACGCCCTACGGTGCGACGAAGTATGACCAAACGGGGTCCTATACGAACCCGCAAGGCGATACGGTCCCGACGTTTACGCAGACGACTTCACTCTCCCCGATGGGGCAGGCGATCTTGGGCGGCGAGCAAAATGTCTCGGCAACTCTGATCCCGACGGCTGAAAACCTTGCCCAACAGACTTCGGCTGCGACGACGAAGCCGCTTGACTTCAATACTCCATTTTCGTCCTATTTGAGCCAGGGACCGCAGCAGCTAGACCAAAAAACGACGGACGCACTCTATCATCAGCAGAAGTCTTTTCTTGACCCTCAGTGGCAGGATCAGGATCAAAAGCTACAGGACCAGCTTTCACGGCAGGGTATCGCCGTTGGCAGCGATGCTTACAACAATGCTGAAAGGCAATTGGCAAGTTCCCGGACGCAGGCATATCAGTCCGCGATGGACAGCGCGACGGGTGCGGGTTCGGCGGCGGCTTCCAATCTGTTTGGGCTGGCGCAGGCGGGTCAGAACCAGAATATCCAACAGCAGCAGCTTGCCGCGACGCAGCCGCTATCGTTGCTGTCTGCCCTGTATGGTGCGACCCCGGCGACCCCGACGCAGCCGATTGCGACGCCCGGCCAGACGGCGATTGCTCCGACTGATGTCGTGGGGGCGCAGGCAGCCGCGAACAACGCAGCCATGGCGCAGTATCAGGCGCAAGTGTCGGCCCAAAACGCCAATACTGGCGCCCTCGGCGGTATTGCTGGCGCTGGCATTGGCGCAGCCGGGATGTATTTTTTCTGATGATCGACCTCGCCCCCCTCGCCCGTCATGACAAAGCCGCGCTTTGCTTTTCCGGCGGGAAGGATAGCGTTGCTGTCCTATATTTGCTTCGTGACCATCTGCACCGCATCACGGTTTACCACAACGACACAGGCGACCTTCTCCCCGAAATCATGGAGCAAGTGGAGCATGCGAAAACGATGGCGCCGAATTTCGTCCATATCCACGGTGATGCGAGGGAGTGGATTGCTGCAAACGGTATGCCGACAGACCTTCTCCCGTTTTCGGCGCATGTCGTGGGGCAGGCAGCCGCGCAAGGCCCGCGCATGGTGCAGCGATATGAGTGCTGCTTTACGAACCTGATGGCGCCGATTTGGGATCGGATTGTCGCGGATGGCAATACTTTGGTGATCCGGGGTAGCAAGACCGTGGACGTGCCGCGCCTGCCGGTTCAGTCGGGTGCCGTGGTGGACGGTATCGAATTCTGGCACCCCATTCAGGGTTGGGCGCATACCCGCGTCATGGGGTATCTGCGCGACGTGGGGGCGCCTCACAACCGTCTGTATGACCACATGACCAGCGCGCCGGAATGCGCCCGTTGCCCGGCATGGTGGGGTGAAAAACGGGGGGCATATCTCAAGCGATACCATCCTGAATTGCACCGCGATTACATGGCCGGATTGCAGGTTGTCGCGGCGGAAGTGACTGCCTCTTTGGTCAATCTCCGGCATGAATTGGAGGCAGTCTGATGGCCAGTTCTGACCTGACGTTGCAAGCTTTGATGGCTGGCGGAGTGCCGCAAAACCAGGACCCGGCGCTCTTGGGGATTATGCCCAAAATGAAGCTGGCGCAGGCTATGCTTGAAGAAGGCACGTCGATGGCGCCGGTTGCCAGTTCCAAGTATGGCGGGCTGGGCAAGATCGCTCAGGCGTTGCTGGGCAGCTACGCGATGAACAGCGCTCAGAACGACGTTGCTGACTATGCCAAGCAAAGACAGCAAAACGCCATCGCGGCGAATGCTTTTATGAGCGGGAACGGGAGCGGGCAGTTCATGCCGCCCTCTTCTGGAGGTATTATTCAAGGCGGTACGCAAGCTCCGCCCCCCGCCGCTTCGCCGCCCCCCGTGACCGCACAGCCCTCCGCCCCCAGTAGCGGTGGCGGGGAGGCGGCGAATGCCGGGTATGGCCCAAAACTGGCAGCGCAACTCGGGATTGGGCCAGACGACAAATTGGACATGACGGACCCGATGGTCCGTGCTCGGCTTGTCTCCGCTATCAGCAATAATGAGGGCAGAGGCCCGGGCGTTCGCAGCACGCGCAACAACAATCCCGGGAATTTAGAAGCCTCGGATTGGACCCGAAAACAGCCCGGCTACATTGGAACCGATGGTCGGTTTGCGCAGTTTGAAACCCCGGAACACGGGGAAGCAGCGGCTCATGCTCTGTTGCAGAACTACGGTGCGCAAGGGTTGAACACGCCCAACGCCATCGCGGCGAAATGGGCACCAGTTCCGGTCCCGGCGGCTGGTGGCGTTGCGTCAGTTGCGGCCCCTACCGCTCCTGGACAAGGGGCCGCGCCAACCGGACTTAACAGCCCGATGGTGCCGGGTGCCGTAGCCTCGGCTGGCCAACCCGCCGCCAATGTCCCCGCGTCCGTGCAGACCGGCCTTAACAGCCCGATGGTGCAGAATGCCATTGGCATGATCCACCGCGCGCAACAGATGATGATAGCGAACCCGTATGACCCACAAATTCAGCAAATGGGGCACGCGAAGATTGCGGAAGCCCAGATGCTGATGGGGCTGGATACGTTCGCGCCCGGCCCGAATGGGACGCAGGTCAATACCCGGACTGGTGAGGTAAAGTATCCGTCTACTGGCCGGTTCTCACAGGATAGCGCTGGGAATTTGATTTATGCCGAACCGGGCCAGCCTATTAGGATTGTGTCGGCTTCTGATCCGGAAGGTGCTGGAAGGCTGAAGGGTGCGATTGCTGGGGCCGAAGCTCAAGCGAAGTTGCCATCCCAAATCGCTCTTGCCCTAGCAGAGCCCCGGCTGGTAAGCCCGGGTCAAACCCTCACGTCTGGATTGCCCCATGGCACGCCCGGCAATGGCCCCCCCGCTTCCGTTGCGTTTGGGATGGCAGGTGGTAACGCGCCCCCGCCCATAAACGCCCCCAACGCGACCCCGCCCATAAACGCCGCAACGGAGCCGGGGTCTTATGTGCCGGGGGCAGTTTCCGATATGTATAAACATCAGCACGAAATGGACGTTAAGAACGTTCAGGCTGATATCGACAAAGCAAAAGCCGGGAATAAAATATACGGCACGACCGCCACGATCCGCGCGACATTGCCGGAGGTGACAACTGGCAAGCTGGCTGACCCGAAACAGTATGCGGGTCAGTGGGCTTCCGCGCTCGGAATGTCACCGGAAAATGTCTTGAAATACACCGGCACCAAGCCGGTAGAAGGGGAAATATTGCAAAAGAAATTGTTTGAATTGCAGACGGGAGCGGCTCGTGAGTTGGGCGCGCGTGAGCCGGGTTCTGTCATCGCGATGTATAGAGAAAACTACCCGAATATGAGCAGCCAGAACATGACGATTAACACCATGACGCGGCTTCTCGACATGGACCAACGTCACCAAGCTGATTATGCGAATGCGAAAGCTAAAGCTCTGGATGCCGCTCGCGCAGATTATCAAACGAATGGGCGTCATTATAATGGGTTGACGGATTTTGACAGCAAATTCCACGAAACCAATAACCCGATTGTCTATACGGCTGCGGCGTTGTTGGCTGCTAAAATGCCCCATGCTACATGGGCTAATGGTCTATCTCCTGACCAACAAAAGCAGGCAGTGCAATTGGCGACAACCCATTGGAATGATGTAAAGGGATTTATGCACCCCAATGGTCAGTTCTACGTGCCTGAAGGGCAGCAGTGATGGCGGATGCAATAGACCCATTCGCAGGCATGGGGTTTGTGCCGCAAGGCAGCGCCAAAAGAACCGCGCCCGCCGCGCAAATAGACCCATTCGCAGGCTATGAGCCTCAGAAAGTCGCGCCGGAACCTGTGCAGCCCAAAATACTCGCCGTGGACGACTTCGGGCGCCCGATTTATGACGAAAGCACGCCGGAAGGGGCCGCTGCTGGCCACGATATGCGGAACACCGAAACCAGGATGATGGAAAAGGTGGGCGAAGGTGCGACGTTCGGGCTGCTTCCTTATGGGGTCGCGGCGGCTAAGCGTGTTGCCGGGACGCCATGGGATCAGGGTCTGAAAGAGGCGCGGGACTACACGGAGCAGACATCGGCGGATTACCCGGTTGCCTCGGCTGTTGGCGAAGGCATTGGCAGCATGTTGCCGCTAGGCCGGATTTACTCGCTCGCGAAACCTGCCGTTGAAGCAGCGACGCGGGTTGCGCCTCGCGTCGGTAAATATCTGGCGAACACCATCCTCGGCGCTGGCGTCGGCGGCGTATCCTCGGCTGGCCACGATATTGGCATGGGCCAGACTGACAATCTCGGGCATGACACCGCGGTTGGATCGGAGGTGGGTGCCGGGTTGTCCGCTATTACCCCGGTCATCGGGCGCGGGCTTCAAGCCATCCCCAACATGGCGCGCGGGCTTTATACCGGCCTCAAAAACATCTACGGCACATCCGGGCAAGAGGGGATCGCGGGCAATGTCCTGCGTGAAGCTTCGGGAGATTTTGCCAACGGGAACGCGGTATCGCCCATCCGCGGCTTAACCCTTCGCACTCCACAATCGACGAATAATCCGGGGCTTATGAAGCTTGAAGACGCTCTAGGGGCGGATCAAGCTGGCACAATCGTGGACACTAGCCAACATGTCGTCAAAGGCACCACGCCAGGACAACTTAAGACGTTGGCTGAGGCGCTATTGCCTGGATACGCGGGTGAAGAACCCGTCATTCTCGCCAATGAGGCGTCGCGGAAGGGCGTCAACGCTGTTCGTGGCGTGAACAGTGCATTGATAGATATCGGCCGTCAGAAATGGTCTGATCCGGCTTTGAGTGGCGTTACCTTTGACGGCGACGCACTCGCGAAGGGGGTCGCCTCAGATGTCGCGCGGCTTCCGGCGTCGTTTCGCAATGAGGTGACAGGGCCGCAAGGCATGCTTGGCCCATTTCTGACGGAAATTCAGGAACTCGGGCCGAACCCGTCGCTGCAAGACCTGAACTCCATTCGCAGCCGCCTGCTTGGCGTGGCGCGTGATGCGTCTTCCGGGCCGCAACCGAACTCGGTGAAGGCGACAGCGGCGAACTCCATGGCAGGCAGCATTCTTGACCGGATGGGGGCGGACGCATCCATCGCTGGCCGCGAAAGCAGTGTGATCCCCGGAGGCATTACGGAAAAGATCATGCCCAACGGCACCGTCCAGTCAGTGCATGTTCCCGCTCAGATTACGCCCGGCGTCGATGCGAACCCAGAGGCGTGGGCCGCATACCAGGCCGCGCGAGACTTCACGCGGGGGCATCATACCGCGACGGGCTATTCCGAGTTTGACCGGATTTTGCACCCCAACAATTCGGGCAATTTCCAAGGCAACGCGGAGAGGCAGTTCGGGCAGTTCTTCGACGTGGGGAGCGGCACCGATGCCGGGTTGCAGCGCCTCAGTGGGTTGGCGAATTTTGCCCGCACGCATGGCGCCAACGATGTCGCTGATAATCTCGAACAGGCGATGCAGAATTACCACCGGACGGCGATCTTAAAGGCCGCGCGGACTGGCGGGCAGGTGGACGCGGCGGGGAACCCGATCATCAATCCGGCGGCGATGTTTAAAGCCGTGAACGTGAATATGCCCGCCGTCGTCAATTCTCCGGTGCAGCTATCGCCGGGTGTGGCTCCTATCGCGCATGAACTATCGAATGTTGGGACGGCGGCTAGCTATCTCAACCGTCCCAACGCCGTCACGGGCGCGCGAGGGAGTGCGACCTTTGATCGTCTCAAATCCAACGACCTCGTAAGCGCCATTCTTGGGCAATCGGGGTCTTCCGCGCTTGGCGCCGGGCTTGGCGGCTATGAGGCATACCAGAACGGGCCGGAAGGCATTTCGCCGTTTGTCCGCATTCCGTTAGGCATGGTTGCTGGCGCCGCTGCTGCGCATCTTGTCGGGCCGCTGGCGGGTAAAGCCATCAATGCCATACCCATGACGGGGGCGCTTACGTCGGGACCTGCTAAGGCTATCGAAAAGAAGCTGGCGGGCGCGCTTGCTGATCCGAAGGAATACAACCGCCTCATGCAAGCGCTTATGCCGGAAGGGCCGGATATGCTGGCGCCGGGCGCTATTTCGCGTTCCGTCCCGTGGGCTGCGTGGGCTGCCACCCCGTCAATTACCGCAGGGGGTAAACAGTGATGCCACCGTCACGCCGTTGCGGCCCCCCGGATATCAGGTCAATGACCCTCAAAACCAGCCATAGCGGCAGGCATGTGAACCCGCATATGCGGGACACGATGCCGAAAAACGCCATGATCCAGCCGGGGCTTAGTGCGCCCGGACTGGTGATCCCGACCATGAGGATTAGCGCCAGTTCAATCGCAAACAGAACTGCGACGGCTTTCTCCGGCCATGCCGGTTCAAATGGCTTTTTGTCCATACCCCATTCTACCCCGCGCGATGAAGGAGTGCCAGCGTAATGTCTTGGAACGGTTCTGGCACCTTTGTCCGCCTGTATTCGTGGATTGCGGATAAGGCAGGTTCGATCAATATCACTGCATCCCGGATGGATGCGGATACCAACGATATCGTAGCCAACGGGCTGGGGAACTGCATCACGCGGGACGGACAGGGCCAGCCAACAGCCAACCTTCCGATGGCGGGCTTTCGGCACACGGGGGCTTCTCCAGCTGTCGGCTCTGGCGACTACATGACCCTTGGCCAGTTCACGGGCGGGACGTTCGCTATCAGTGCCACCACGTTGACGGCTTCTACTAGCCTGACGGTGACGGCTGGCGGGGCGGCGATCACGGGCAATTCATCGGTCAACGGCACATTCACGGTCTCGACTGGCGTTGCGTCGTTCACGGCAAATGCCACTGTCACCGGGACGCTTGGGGTATCGGGCGCTGCCACGTTCGGGTCTATCGCTGGCACGACACTGACCGGCACCACGACCAACAGCGGGACGATTAACGGGGGCAGCGTCACCAACCTTGCATCGCCGCTTGGGGTAGCCTCTGGCGGGTCTGGACGGGCGACGAATACCAACCATGCCGTTCTGATTGGGCAAGGAACGGGGGCGTTCAACGCGGCGGCGCCAAGCACGGCGGGGTGGGTGCTGACCGACAACGGCGCGTCGGCTGATCCATCATTTCAAGCTCCGGCCGCTGGTGTGACGACGTTCAATACCCGCACGGGCGCGGTGTCTCTCACGACGGCGGACGTTGGCACGGCGATGGCTGGGATCGCTGTCGGTGCGGTCGGGTCCATGATTTTGGCCGGGAGCCGGAGCCTTTCGACCATTGCCAAGGGTGCGACTGTAGCCGGGTCAAGCCTCTATGGCGCAATATTGTCCAATGGCCCATTGTTTTCTATTTCCGATGATGGCGTCGCGCTATCCGGCACTTGGCGGAACATGGGCGGACCTGTGATTGCATTCGTGAATGGGTGCCCGGTTACGGAAGGCTTTGGCCACTTTTTGAGGACTGTGTAATGGCGGAACTGACCTTCATCGGATTTTCGGATGCGGTGTTCTCCGATCCGCAAGGCCGCACGATCACATGCAACCTGACTATGGCATCCGGGCAGGTAATCCCGTTCACCGCGTCGCTGGATGACACGGAACCATACGGCAAGACCATGCACGCGGAGTTGCTCGCGTCTGGCACCGTCGCGCCATATGGGGCGGTCAATCGGGAACCTTCGCCGGATGATGTGCCGATCCCACCTCACATTGAAGAACTGGCATGAACACGCCGCCCCCCACTGTCTCGTTCACCGAAGGCGTTGTCCGTGGCATCGTCTACGATTTCGCCAACATCGGGGATGGATTGCCACGCCATTCGCATGACGCCGCCAGCGTTCACATTACCATCGTGGCAACTGGCGAAGTCGAGATTAACGGCAAACGCTATGCCGCCGGGCGCTCTGTCGTGTTCCGTGTCGGGCAGTCGCACGAGATCATCGCCACGCAACCTCATACCCGCGTCTATAACATCCTAACAGGAATGGCCCCATGAAGCGCATCATCATCGCCGCCGGGTTGATCCTGTCGGCTCCCGTTTTTGCCCAGACGACCAGCCAAACCACAGCGCCAAACACAGGCGGCATGACGCACATCTCCGTAACGTGCGGCACTACGTCCACCGCGTTCGGTGTCGCTGGCAGCCAATATCTGACCGTCCAAGTCCCAACCACGGCAGCGGCTCCTGTGTTCTTCGGCTGGGGTGGCACCCAGGCAACGCCAACCACGGCAACGACAACGACCGCCAGCCAAGCCTACACGGCAGGGTCTCTGATCACATGGGGCGGTGGAACCGGCTCCTGCATTGTCGCATCTGGCACGCAAGCCATCACAGTGGGGACAAAGTGATGCGCGCTCTGATCCTTTTGTTCCTGCTGCTCGCCGGGACCGCACACGCGCAGCAGATTACACAGAACGGCTCCTGCCCTGCCGGCGCTTCCTGTACGGTGTCAGGATCGTGGACGTTCAACGGCGGCTTTGGGGTCGCGGGTTGGACGCCTTCGTATGGCGCACTGCTGACTTCCGCAGGAGCGCCGGTCGCGGCGGGAACCGGGTATAACGTCGGGGATTCGATCACGCTTGCGGGAGGAACGTGCTCTACGCAACCTATTGTCGCAGTTACGTCCCTGACAGGCGGGGCCGGGACGGGCGTTGCAAACTTTTGGGTGTCAAATCCTGGGGTTTGTTCGATCCCACCAATCGGCACGCTGGCGCAAGCAAGTAGTTCTGGGGGCGGTACGGGAGCAACCGTCGCGTTGTCGTGGGGGCCATATACTCCGTCCGCGACTTCCGCGCTTCTTGGTTTTGGCGGGGGTAACTACTATGCCGGTGGAACAGGGAACGAGGCGGCTGGTTACGCCAATCTGACCGGCACCGAAGTTACCTACGTTGGTGTTCGTGCTGGATCGAATGCTACGGGTAATTATAATTCCGCATTCGGGTTTGAGGCTGGTAAGAATGCCACGGGCTCGCAGAACACTTACTTGGGCACCCAAGCCGGCCTAAACGCAGGAGCGGGATCGTCGCAGCTATACGTCGGGTTGGGGGCTGGGTTGAATATTGCTGCCAGCAATACTACAATGCTGGGGACGAATGCGGGCCGTAGCGGAACCGGCGCGTGTTCCGGTTCGGTCGGAGTCGGGGCGGCGGCTTTAAACCTGTGTGCGGGGCAGCAAAATACGGGCATCGGCGTTGGCGCGCTAAACGCACTCGCCGCCGGCAACACCATGACAACCTTGGGCGCCAATGTCGGGCCGTCGTGCGTTACGTCGTCTGGAAGCATTCTGATCGGGTTTTCCTCTGCGGTTGATTGTCCCGCGTCCAACACAAGCAACTGGTTGAACATCGGAAACGCCATCCGCGCAACACTGGTCAAGCCGACAATCAGCAGCGGATTTGGCACATCCCCGACTGTCCCATCCGGCACATCCAGCGCGGTATTCACTGTCAACGTCGGGACGGGCGGAACGGCAACCTCGGGCGTAATCCTGTTCGCGACCGCCGCCCCCACGGGTTGGGCTTGCAGTGTGACGGATCAGACCAACCCCGGCCCAAACAAAACGATGGTGTCGGCGTCCACGACAACCACGGCGACGTTCTCGAACTATTCGCAGACGACGGGCATCGCAGCGGCGTGGTCTGCGTCGGACATCCTGGTGGCGCAATGCAACGGCTACTGATTGGCGCATCCAGGCGCCCACGCTCCGCTTCCGACGCACACAGACCCCAAAGACGTGACGGGGGCAAGGGGTAATGACAGATGACCAAAAGAGCTTTGGTGTTACGGATGCTGAATGGCTCACGATCGCCCATCTTGCCAGCCGCGTGCTTACCGGGAGGTGCAAATGGCTCCGCATGACAGCCTGGGGGCTTTTCCTGACAGCAATCCCCAATCTCGATACTATCTGGCACAAGGGGCTGAAGCCCTTTCTTCAGATGTGGCTCTATTGAGTGCTTTGGGTGTCCGAGTGCCCCCGCCGCTGCACCTGTTCGGGTTGCTATTGCTGCATCATCCCTGGCAGATTGGCGGGGCGATGGGCGCGGCTTTCGTGAGTGTGTTCGCCCTCCGCGTTGCTTTTTTCGCGGCGTGCGGACTGAATTAGTAACGCCGCTCCGCGCGGTTGGTTCCCGCGTGAGTGAAAGAAAAGCCCGGCGCCAATGGGATTGAACGCCGGGCCGTGTTCCTTGACGGCTACGTGCCGATGGAGAAAATCGCATGAGCGACGTAATGACGAACGATGCATCCAACAAGGCTATGGCCGCACAAAACGCAGCGGCGGGAGGGTCATTAGCCTTTGCCGGAAGCCATTATTGGGCGGCGAATATGCTGGCGAGCATCATGCACGCCATCCGCCGATACGGCCCCGAACTGCTGCAAGCCGGCGAGGAATTTGCAGCCACACCGACCGGCCAGAAAGTCGAGGCGTATCTCGCGGCGAGGGCCGAGGCGGCTGGCATCCCCAACGCTTTCGTTGCCCACGCTGGCCCTGAAGTTCTCGCTCTGGCGGCAAAGCTGGAGGCGTGGCTGCGCTCCACGCCGGCCCCGTGACGCGTGATCGCGCCATTATAAGGAAACCGATATGAAACACACACACCTATTCGCCACTCGTCGCGCTCGCGTTACCGTGGCTGCTGCCCTTGCCATGGCGATGGCAGGCTGCACCGCTGGCCAAATCGATACCGCCACCACCGCCGCAGTCACACTGGCCGAGGTCGCCGCTGCCAACAATTCGACCGTGGCCAAACTCGTCAACGGGGGCGCGCTGTTCTGCCAAAAGGAAAGCGGCCTTATCAGTGCGGCTGCATCGCTGGTTCCCGTGGTGGCGGTTATGACGGGTGCGGGCGCCGCTGCCTCGGTGCTTGACCAGTCGGCTCAGGCGGTCGCTGAGACGTGCGCCAAGCTGGGTGCGGTGCCGGTGTCCCCGCCGGTAAATGCCGCGTCCGTGCCCATGGTGGCGGTCGCGACGGCGTTGCCCGCTGTGGCGCCCGCTGCCGCCGTCAAGCCGTGACGACGGTTTTGCTTGCGCGCTCCG